CCCACGTCACCAGCGCCAGGTTGTGGCGGTCGCGCGCCCGGGTGCCCGAATACTGGATTTCACCGTTGTTCAGGATCTGCGACGGGTTGTAGGTGTAGACCGGGTCGCCTGGCATGTCGGCGTTGAACGTGATCTGACTGCCATCCCAGGTGCTCATGCCGTGGAAGATGGCCGACAGGTCTTGCAGCACTGCGTAGGCATCTGCCTGCTTTTGCAGGTAGATATTGCAAGTCATCCGGGGGTGCATGCCACCCATGCCGTTCGGCACCATCTGGTCGCAGTACTGCGCGATTCGGTACAGGTTCCAGCGGTCCACCATCGTGGCATCGATCCGGTGCCCGAGGCCGTAGTAAGGGTTCAGCGCCAGGTCGTAGCACACCCATGCCGGGTTGTTCGTGTAAGCCTCTTTGAACGTACCGTCCCATATCCCGTTGCTGGTTCCAGCGCCGGACGTTGCATAGGTCCGCGTTTCCGAGTCGTAGTTGGTTGGCACGCGCACGATGCGACCGCGCATCAGAACAGCAATCTTGGCGATATCGCCACCGAACTGCTGGGCGTCATATTCCACACAGCCCACAGCGGTCAGCGGAAATTCCTGATCGCTGTCTACGACCTCGGCCACCGCCTCGATGAACATGCTGTCCTGAATCAGGGAGCTGTTGGCCTCCGGCGTGATCCGGCGCACGCGCATGGTCCAGCGGCTCCCCGCAGGCAGGTTGAGCCGGTAACTGCGTTCGTACTTGGTGACGTTCTTGCGGTCTACGTAGTCCGCCAGCATCTGAACGAAAGGCCCGCCATCAGTGGCCAGGTCAATCGCATAATCAATTCGCACACCGTTGATATTTCCGCTCTGGTCCTGCGCCTGGAGCTGCGGCCAGCTGAGACGCACACGCAGCGCGTCCAGCACGGGGTTGTTGACGGTGCGCAGGTATGGCGTGGTGCTGAGCAGTTGCTGGTTTACGTCAACTTCATTGCTCGACTCGGCAATGCCCTCGAGGCGCTGCTGATTCAGTTCGCCATTGCGGAACTGCCACTTCACGCCCGGAAAATTATCTGTGCCGTCCTCGGCCTCCAAAGGTGTGCCGTCAAGCTTGATAGACCGACGACCGTTCACCGGCCCAACGATCGGCCCCCAGCTCCACAGGTAGACGATGCGCGCGGTAGCAATCGAAGCTGTGCTGTTTAGCGCAATCGTCGGCTGCTTCTGTGTTGCCTCGCCGCCCTTGCTCCCGCGAATGCTTCGCGCTGCTACCGCACTTCCCATACCGCCCCCAGAAAAAAGAAAACCCGCCGAAGCGGGTCTGGTGTTACCTGATGATCAAATCTGATCTTGTGTGTAGATGCCGCCTGACTCGACGGCCCCGCCGATCTCGCGTTCGCCGTAGAGCACGGGGTATGGGTTGCCCTGGGCAACAGTGGTCACTGCGCCGCCGAAACCGTAGCTGGGGTTGTTGCCGTCATCGTTGTTGTTGCCGACGCTGGCAGTCGTTGTGGGAGAAAGCATCTGCACCACACCACCGAGGCCGACTGCCGCACCCGCGCCAAGCAGACCCATGCCCAGCGCTGTAGTCGTACCGCCAGAGAACAGGCCGCCCACGACGAGCGCCACGCCCAGCACCACCTGGAACAACCCGGCCTGCTTGCTACCCTGGATCAGCGGCACGATGCGGATGTCGGTGTTGTCGCTGCCCTGCATGTCGAACTCGCCCTCGCCGGCGTTGCGCTTGCCGCAGAACACGCTGAACACCAGGCCACGATCTTCGCCGGTACGCAGGAACTTCTCGAAGCCTGGCTTCATCGCACACAGGGCATTCACGGCGTCGCGCACGCTGTGCACGTCGATGCGGTACTCACGGCCGAAATGCTTGCGCAGCACGCCGTACAACTTGATGGTGCGCATGGTCATGGGGTGTATTCCTTATGGCGCAAGATCAGTTTCACGCGGTTGGCCATCGACCAGCCGTAGACCTCACGGGCAGCCAGGCGACCGGGCATGTGGTGGTAGATGAATGGGCCAGCGCCACCGAGCGCCGGAGCGTCCTCGCTGTGCAGGCTGGCATCGGCGCCGAGGTAGATCGCGGCATGATTCGGGAAGTGGCAGGGACGACCTACAGTTGGTATCTGAAAAATTAGCATGTCGCCTCGCTGGGGCTGCTCAACCCGGACGAAGCCACATGCTTCATAGTTGTCTTCGTAATGGCTCGGGCTGTCAGGATCTTCCCACCACAGCTCTTTGCGTTCGAAGTTCGGCAGCGGCAGCGCGGCCTCGCGTGCGTACCAGTCGCGGCAGGCCGACCAGCAATCGAGCAGGCCATGCGAGAAGTCCCGGCCCAACAGCGGAGCCTGGAACCCCGTAGGCTTAAACCACTGAATCTCCCCGCCGGGCCAGCCCACAATCGCCCAAGGCAGTTCGTGCAGCTCGCAGCTGACCAGATCCGTCATGCTCGGCGTGGCGGCGCGGTCCGGGTGGCTGTGCACGATGGCCAGCACCTCGCCCCGATCTTCTGCCGACGCAGCGTCGTGCTTGTCGATCAGGAAGTGCTGCAGCGGGTTGGTGGCCACGTTGCCGCACGGCACGTACTCACGCCCGGCCTCGGTCTTGATCAGCAGCCCGCAGGCCTCGGCCGGGTGTGACTGCTCGGCGTGCGCCCGCATGGCGTCCTGAAGCTTTTGATTGATTCGCATGGTTACCCCTTGGCGATCAGGCTTGCGCCCATTGAGCCGCCGAACCGGCGGGTATTGCCGCGCAACTTGCAGCTGCTCCACCAGCCCCCGCAGCCGTCAATCGCAGGGTTGTCGGTGGGTTCGTTCTTCTTGTCGAAATACGCTGTGCCGGTGTAAGCGCACGCCTCCTGCCGGTACTGACCACGCATGGCCCACCGGCAGAGCTTGGTGATTTGTTGGGCCGGGAGCTGCTGACCTTCCATGTCGATAGGGCTGGAAAGCTCGAAGCCGACCGTAGAAAAGTTCTCTTCGGTCTTCTGCTCGATTTTCCAAAGGCTGATGCGGCTCTGATCGGAGGCTTCTGGGTTGCCACCGTCGAAGTTCGCGGCATCGAGGAAGTGCTTGAACGTCTCGATCACCTTGAAGCTAGCGCCAGCCAGATCCTTGAACTGAAGGCAGATCGCTGAAACTGCTCGCGGAATGCCCGCCAGCTCGTTGGCCAGCTTGAGCTTTGGCGTTGCTGGCCGGCCATCACCACGGATATCTAAGCCGGTGACCTCGATCTGAATGGGCGAATAAAGCTGGCCCTGCCAGATGATGTCACCCTCGTGCTCGTGCCCGTGGAAGCGCCAGAGCGTTGCCCCGAGCCGCGTGGCATCCAGTTCGTACAGACGAATCTGGTTGCCGGGCTCTAGTTTCTGGATGTCCGCGCTGTAAATCATGGTGGTTACCTACGAAAAACCCCGCACTTGGCGGGGTGAGGGTTTGAACGGCAGCTGATTGGTTGTACAGCGTGGACAAAAGGCCAGTAACGCGATACTCCATTCACGTAGTAGCGTTGCGGCTCCAACGAGCCGCCTCGGTCCGTTGCTTGTAAGCCCATGGACCGGGGCAACACGACCTAGGAGGTCAGCGTGAGTGAAGAGAAGATTATCGACCCGTCTGCGGCAATCAATCAGATCAATAACACTTTACTTGCCCTAGCCAAACTGGCAGCGCTTGCGAATCCTGAGGAGGCTAAAAAGCATCTGGGAGTTGCTGTGCTTGCCTCGCGTAACATTGGTTCCGGCGACGAGTTTGTGTATGAGATATATCAGAAAGTTTTCCCTGGCCAAGACCTACCAACTACTTATTCGCTAGACATCCCAAAGCCTAAGGGGCAGTAACTTTCAGCATTTGAATGGAGCCCTGCTTTACGAGTTCAGGCGAGATAATAAGGGCTCCATTTTTGCCAAGCCGCCAGAAGGGATTCCCCTGAGAGTCTTTAGACTGGCTTTCGATAAAGCTCTGAGTTTTTGCACGCTCTGCACCTTTTAACAATACAGCCTTATCCATGTCTTTCTCCTGCGGCCCGGCCGCATCATGTTGTTTCATGGTTTGAATGTTTGTTTGAAGTTCGTGGACAACGAGTGCAAACCACCGCCGAGGGTCGACAGCTTGTAGCCGTTCGACGTGTACCGGCCCTGCCCGCTGCCCGGCGGGGTCCAGAGGAATGACTTGAACCCTTCATGCCTGTCCAGAAAGTCCTGAACCTGCTGGAGCTTCTGGCCAACCCCGTAACGCCCAGTCACGGTCACGTCCCACGCCTGCGACTTGGTGTTGATACCGACGCCGCCTGCCTGGGTGTAACCGTCGCCGAAGTCGTTCGACCAGGTGCGTTGCTTCACGTCACCGGAAGCGCCGACCTGCACATCGAAATCGAATGTTTCAGTCATTACGCGCGCCTCCAAAGACGTCCGCCCTGGCGCATTTCTCTGTCCAGAAACTGCCCGAGCTGATTTTCGAGCGCCGACGATATCGCCGAGCCCTGCCTGGCCGCGTCGGCGTCAGTCATGCCGGGCTGAGCCTGGACATTTACTGGCGCGTTGATGGTGATCGGGGTGCCGCCACCCCCGCCAGTCCCGGACTTGTCAGCGAGGTAATTGGTCAGATCGCGGTTCTGGTTCGGGTTGAGCACGCGTTCACCACGATCGAGCAGCCAGGTACCTTCCTTCGGGATATTGTCTATACCGTTATGCGCCATACCCATCAGCGCGGAAGCGGAAACAGAAGCGACCATCGGTGCTGTTGCAGCTGCAGCAGCGAGCGCAGCGGCAGGCGCTAGGCCAGGGCCGATCAGGGGAATACCAGCAGTCGATGCATAAGCGTTCAGTGCAGCCTGGGCCGACGCCGCTTGAGCATTGGCGATCAAACCGGTGGCCGCCGCCGATTGGCCGCTCTTTCCAACAAGTAATTGAACTGCCTGATATAAGAGCCACTGTGCAGCCATATCAGCAAGCGCGTTGATAACAGACTTCGCCATGTTCCCAGCCATATCCGCAAATGCATCGCCGATGCTCGAAGTGCCGGTTGCTATATCTGCGAAAGCGTCACCCAGTCCATCGGTCAGATCACCAAGAGTGCCTGACACAAAGTCACGAGCCATTGCAGAATAATTCTGCGCATCATCGACATAGTTTTGCCAAGCCTTAGTTACGCCATCCATCCATATTGCTTGATCTTTATCTACTTGGCTGTAGTAGTTTGCCTGCTGCTGAAGCCGTATTTCTAAAGCTTGTTTAACCAGGTTCGTTTCATCCTCAAGAAGTTGCTTAGAGGTGTTGTTGTTCTGCTGGTCGCGCTGTAGCTTTTCGATTTGTTTCGCGTAGTCCTGTCGAATACGAAGGTCTTCTTGAAGCCTGGCGGCCTGCTTGTCGCCCATTCCCATCCCTGCAAGATCGTTATTCAGTCGCTGCTGGTTTTGCGCCAGCGAGTCGCTCACTGACATTGCGAACGCGGCAAGCTTCTGCTCTTGCTCAAGACGGGTAGTGCGCAGCGCGTTCTGCACCTCCAGATCCGCGCTCAGCTTCTTTTGTGCTGTGATCTGGTCGGACACCGCCAGCAGCGACTGCTGATCGGCAGTGAGCGTCTTCTTGCCCTTTATGTCAGCGAGCTGCTGCTCCCACTGAATAAGGTCTTGGGAGGCAGCGCCAAGCTTCTGTTGGTCGCCGACCTGTGCGCCGATCAGCTTCGACTGCTCTTGCAGGACCGCGTATTGCTGCCGGGCCTGATCCAGCATCTTCGTGCCGGCGTCTTCCCGGTAGGGCTTCGGATCAGCCTCCTTGTACGCAGAGTTGTCCCGAATGGCCTTGTAGGTCGCCTCTTCCTCTTCTGCGGAAATCTTGTGGCCGCCCTCTCGGGCTGCGGTAATCCGTCGCTGCGCCTTTTCCAGCGCGTCGTTCATCTTTTGGGTTTTGGACCAGTTGGCCTCCTGGTCTTTCTGGAACTGTGCGAATGCCTCATTGCCTTTGGCGCGGATCTGCGATTGGCGGCCTTCTTCCTTGGACTGCTCGGCGGATGCGTCACGGGCCTTTATCAGAAGAGCCAGCTTCTGCTCTAGGAATCGAGTAGAGGATTGGCCGTCCTCATCGTCAAAAAGGCCAGCCAAAAACCCAGTTTTACGCCCCTCTAAAAGCTTCTTGGTCTCCTCAATCTGCTTATCAATAGTTGGATCACGAAACGCCCCAATCATCGCATCGCCTGCGCCTTTGGCCGCGTCCATCACATTTTTCCAAGCACCCTCAAGCGTGCCTAGATTCGCTTTGATTTTCGCACTTCGCTCGTCAATCGCTTCGGAATAGGCCTTGAAGGCGACTGACGCAGCTCCCTGCGTATCTCCTTGCTTTTCAAGGGCGGCGATTTGCTCGTATGTGCCGGCTGTGAGGTAGTTGAGTGATTGAGTGAGCGCTACAGAGTTTTTCAGTGGGTCTTTTGCGAGCTTCTCGAAATCAGCGACCGTATCCTTTGTAGCTTTGTCCGTGGCGTCCTCCATGTTTGCCGCCGATTTTGCAATCATCTCGAAGGCAGAAACCGGAATATTTGTTGAGCCTGCGAGAAGTGCCAGAGTAGCGGAGGCCTCGTGAACTGTGCCATTTACCTCCGAGACAGCTTGAGCAATGCTGCTAAGTTGCTGCGCCGACGTACCTGCGGTGTTACCAGTCATGATCAAGGCTGTCTGGTAAGATTTCGTCTCATCGCTGGCAAGCTTGTACGCATATGCCAGGGCAGCGACAGCGGCCGCAGCGGCCACGGAAGCCCCAAGAACTAGGCCCACTCCTCCAGAAACCTGCACGCCTGCTGCACCGAGCGCTGACGCGGCCTCCTTGGCGTTTTTCGCTGCGTCGGCAGCAGTATTTGCTCCCTCGGCCATCCCACCCAGGCTTGCCCCTGCGGCGTCAGCGCCTTCTGCGGCAGCCTTGCCGTTCACTGCAATGCCACCCAATGCAGCGCCCACCGCTTCCACACCAATAGGTGCAGCGCCTGTGAAAGCCGATTTTATCTTCGCGCCAAACGCGTCGAGCGTTGGCCCTACACCGCCGAACGCATCCTTGATCTGGCCGCCCTGCTGAATCAGGACCATCAGAGGATTCTGCCCACCTGCAAGGCTCGTAAAAATGTCAGTAATCTGAGCGGGTAACTGACGAAATGCCGCAGTGGTCTGCGCGGCGGTTACGCCTGTCTTGCGCACAACATCATCGGTGCGGCTGAGCGCATCGCGCTGGGCATTCAGTTTGTTCAGATAGTCCGTAAAATCGGTTTCATCCAGCCTGTTGGCTTTACGATGGGCGCGCAGCTGCTCTTCCATCTTATCGAGGCGCCCATATGCACCCACGATAGGGTCAATCTTGCCGAGCAGAGAATCAAGCTGATTGCCCTGATATGCGGCCTCTTTGGTTGTGGACTTCAGCGAGCGCTGCGCCCGATCCATACCAGCCTCGAAGCCACCTGTATTTGCGATCAAATCGACTGTTAGCTGGCCGAGGCTATCAACTGCCATACTTTTCTCCAGGCATAAAAAAACCGCCCGTAGGCGGATACGCGTACCAATTTAAAGCCGTCAGGCGGGCTGTCCGGCCTTGAACATCTTGGTCAGCAGTTGAAGCGCCGCTTGCGGATCGTCCTCAACCTGTTGTTCCTCGGCGTGGGCTTGCTTCGGCAGGAAGTCCGAGTACTTCGCTTTACCGCCAGCAGACCAGTTGACCATCATCGAAACCAGCGCGAACCCGTGATCCAGGCGCTCACCCATGTCCAGCGAGCCGTTATTCTGCTCGAAGTCCATCCAGTCAAGCGCCTCGGTGTAACTCAGGTTCGTCTTGGCTTCCGCGATGGTTTTGCCACCAATGCCTGCGAGGACGAGTCGGTGCCAGAACTCGTCAACGGCTTTTTTTCTTCAGGCGCTCGCGGCTTGTTCACATTGCCGATGGCAGCAAACAGCGCGATGGTCAGTTCGGCGCTGAGCTGGCCACGCCCCTCTTCGGCGCTGCCGAGAACGTCCTCGACAGTGAAGATGGGTTGCCCATGCTCGTCGCAGATGAAGTTCGCGATACGCGACGCAATCATGTCGTGTTTGCTGTTCTGGTCCTTCCATTCCTTGGTGACGGTGGCGTAAGAGGCCATGCGGACAAATACCTCACCCTTATGCTCTTGCCCGCCAGAGTGCCAGACGATTTCCTGTTTCACCGGCTGGCCGACAAACGAACCGGCCGCCTTTAGGGTCTCGATGCTCAGGATCATTGCGCGGGCACCTTCGCAATCAGCACTGGCTCACCGGAAATCTGCACGCCGATGCTGGACTTGACCACGTCGTTCTGGGCGAACGAGAACGGATAGCTGCTCATGTGTCCGCGAAATGTCAGCCAGGTGCGGGTTGGCGGCAGCTCGAAGCTCGACACATTGCCGACCTTTTCCACGGTTGGCGGGATGCCTACGCCGTTGACACGGCCATCAGACCAGCCGATCACCCAGTCAAGCTTGAGACCCTGGGTTTTCAACTGGTGCATGCGGACGTGTACCGGGTCGCTCGGATCGGTGTTGATACCGAACGTCGCAGTACCCGGCGTGGCGAGACCTGATTCGTATTCCCGCGCCTGGTCATTGAGGCAGGTGGTTTCGATTTGATCGATGGCAGAGTCGATACCATCAATCGAGGTCACGCAACTGACGAAAATCAGCGTACCCAGCAGCGGGTCGATTGCGTAAAGGTCAGTGCCTTGGGTTTTAATGGACAATCTAAGCTCCTCGACTTCGCTTGAAGTCTTTCATGCGGGCATAAAAAAACCCGCTCACGGCGGGCTGATTTGGGGGTTTGGGCTATCGCTCGACGAGCCAGGCAACATCAAAGCTGCTTCGGTAGTTGAGGGTTTGGGAGTCTTGCGACTCACCATTGAAACTGCTGATATTGCAATGCAGCTCAATCGCAAATCGAATTGCGTCGGCTGCCTGCCTGGACGAATCCGGCGTTTCGCCGTAGACATCAATTTGAAGTCGGTGCGAATCAATATCCGCCCGGCCGGATAGTCGGTTTAACGGTCCACCGGCGATCAACTGCCAAACTGCATACGGCTTCGCTACATCTTTAGGAGCAGTGCCGAAGGGATAAAGCCTTGTAGGATTGATCCCGAGCACATTCCTTACGCCAGGATCTGCGGCGCACACCGCGAATATCGGGGCGTACATCAGTTCACTCCGAGCTTGAGCAGTTGATACTTGGCCGAGCTTAGAAACTCGCTGAACACGGCCTGTTTATTATTCTCGAGCGCTGGTCGAACAAACGGATGCGCTCGAGCAGTTTCGGTGCCCAGCTCGACCCACCACCAGTAATACGTGTTACCGCCGAGACGGCCCCTGATGCTTTTTTTAACGCCTACCGACACGACCACGGCGCCGAGCTCCTCGCTAATCGCCTTTCTCTCCATGAGTGCAAGGTTGGCGGATATATCGTTTGCGGTCGCCGGGTCATCTATCTGGCTGGCTCGATCCTTTGCGTCGCGCAGAACAACGTCCATTGCATCCTTGGCGGCGGGCAAAACCACTTTTGTGCGCATACCGACGGACAACTCCCGAAACTTCGCCGAAAGGGCGTCAGCTCCCGTCAGTTTGTATTGAACACGATCAGCCATTGTTCAGGCCCTCACTTACAGGCAGCGTGAGGTATTCGAGACCGGACTTAGCGTCTGGAAGCGCCCCATGAATGTTGTAAATACGGCCTCGGTGCAGCGCCCTCATTGTGGCGTCTACCCCAGGTCGGTATCGAATCACTATCCTTGCAACCACTTCGGACTGAACGCCCTGAGCGGCGATCAGATCGCGAGCGCTCAAAGCCTCGACACTGGCCCATACCGTGGCAAAATCAACCCAGGTGGGTGGGAGCATCGCACCGGTTTTCTGATCCTGAGCCGTTACCTGCTTTTGCAGGGTTACTCGATGCCGCAGGTCCCCGGCTCTCAAGGGATCACCGGCAGGTCTTTTTTATCCTGAAGGTTGCGGGAGGACCAAAGCAAAGATTCCACGGCAAGCGGCAGTTCTTCAGCAATGGTTCCCACTATTACCGCCTCCCTGCTGTTGAAGGAATGCCCAATCAGCAGCAAAAGTGCCGCCTTGAACGACGCCTTGAAATCAGCTGCGACCACCAGTTGAGGGTTATCGCAGTACCACAAAGCCCATTCAAGTGCCGACTCGGCGTAAAGCATGATGAGGTCATCATCATCCCCCTGATCGACGCGAAGATGCTTGCGCATCAACTCGATGGTGAGCAAGTCGACAACGGATACAGTCATTTTTTAGCGGCCTTTTCCTTCGCCAATGCATCAGCGTCGGCTTTCGCCTTGGCCTCTGCGTCATCTTCGACATAAACCGCCAAATGCATTGTCACCAGCGCTTCCGCGATAGCGTCGTCGACGTTACGCTCTTCGTGCTGGTCGAAATTGCCAGCGTGGTAATGGGAAAACTGACGTAGCGCGCGAATCCTGGTCATCTTTTCAAGCGGGGCAGTTGCCTACCCCGTCCTCATCTTCAGGCAGCAGCAGGAGCAGCGAATGCACCCCGGATGATGGCGGTTGGACGATAGTGCGCGAGCGCCAGGCGCTCTTCACACAGGATGGTCAGCATGTTCTTGACGAAGTTGTCGCGGTCTTCGCGGCTTACCTCGACAGTGGCGTCCATGCGGTCCCACACCTGAGAAGCCAGATCGAAGCCACCCACGGTGAAGGTGCCTTGGGTCTGCGCCTTGGTGGCAACTACTGGTAGCCCCCACATGACGCGGGCAGCAAATGCAGCCGGGCCACCGAAGATGTAACGGCCATCTGCGTCTTTCAGGAGCGCAATGGCGTGCCAGTCGCGCGGATTGAGAATGATGCCGGACGCCTCGAACTCGGACTCGCTGGTCTGGAAAATCGCATGCGCGATCATGTCCGCACGGGTGTCGCCAGTAACATTGAGCGTGGTGTCGTATGCGGATGCCACCTTGTTCAGGCCGATCAGGTTATCGCCAGTACCGTCGCCGTTCAGCATCTGCCCTTCTTCCACCAGCGCCAGACCGAACAACAGACGGTTGTTCACGTAGGACTCCAGCATCGGTGCGTCGTCCATAACTTGGCGGGACGCTTGAATCCAGTGAGCGATCGTCTTCACGTTCGCCACTTCCTTGGTGAACGTAAGGTTGGATTCGGGCTTGAGATTCCCTTCCGCAACAGGCGCGGCGCTGTTGATGAACACGTTCTCGCGCACGTACTCCAGAGAGTTGGAACTGATGCGGCCCTGCGCCAACAGGTCACGAATGGTGAGGCGGCGCAGGCCAGGCATCAAGATACCGGCATTGACCTGCGGCTGAATGAGCGCGCCAGCAGAGCCTGCGGTACTGCCCAGTTGCTTGTTGAAGCTTTTCACATCGACCTTACCCGAGGACTTGCCGTCCCAAGACTTCTGCAGGTCAATGGCCGTCTGTTCTGCGAAGCTTTTTTTGGTGTCCGGATCGTCCGGATTACCACTGGCAAGTTTCTGCTCCAGGTCGAACAGACGGGTGCCCGCTGTTTTCAGCTCTTCCTGCACGGTAGTCAATTCACCTTGCAGCTTTTTGCTGACTTCACCGGTAGCGGTGATTTCTTTTTTCTGCGCATCGAACAATACGGTCATGTTCGTTTGCGCGGCTTCGATAGCCTTTTGAATTTGGGCCAATTCGGACATGGTTTACTTTCCTACAGATGGGAAGGACTTGATGCGATCCAGGATCGCGTTGATTTCGCCACCTTCGGAATCGCTCCGAACTGCGGACTTGATGCGGGCGATCAACGCCTGCGCTTCGGACTTGGAAAGGCCGGCTGAATCTCTCAGCCAGGTCTCCGCATCGCGGATGCTTTCTATGGCGTCCATGCTCTTGAGCGTGGAAACCGTCGCCTGCTCGTTGGCAGGGAAGGTGCAGATACTGATTTCATTCAGCCGTGTGGCATTTTTGAACGAGTAGCCGGTGGCGATCTGCCCCACATCAGCCTTAGCCGCGCTGAACCCCACCGACATACCGCCGACTGTTCCGTGAATCATTGCCGCCTTCAGCGCCTCGGACTGAGGGTTGCCGGGGGTCAGTTCGCCACGAACATGAAGCCCGACACTGTCCTCGACCAGATCCAGCCATTTGCCCACCGGGATTTCGTTGCGCCGGTGGTTAAAGAACATGGCCACAGACCGCGTCTGCGTTTTGAGTGCCTGGGCAAAAGCGCCTGGCAGGATGATGTCGCCGTCGCCATCCACCACGTTGAATACGCTGGCATAGCCCTCGAAGATGCCCTGCGCCCCACCGCTCGCGAACTTGATCGCGGCCTGATCGAAGGCCAGGGTCTTGCAAATACTTGGCATTACAGCCTCCAGAAAAACTAAACCCCGCTGGGTGCGGGGTTCGTTTGGCCTAATTGAGTAAGAGGGACATTTTGTGATTGCCGGGTGGCCACGTCACCGCCAGGTAGAGGCGGCTCATTGTCTAAGCGTCTAAGCTCGTTGATGGTGCGCAAGCCTTTGTCGGCCATCGTGCCCATGTACGAAGCACGTGCCGCCGAGTCGCCGCGCAGCAGGCCGTCGAGATTGTGTTCTGCATGGAAGCGCCCGAGGTCGGTAGGCTTAACTATCCAGCGCTCGATCCCGTACTCCCAGCGATTGATGTACGGCGAAAGGGTGTATTGCAGAAAGCCGAGGTTCTGCTGCTCGATTCCTGAACCCCAGCTTGTGGACTTCTCAACGTCCCCCACCAAGTGAGGCGGGACACCGAAAAAGCGAGCCAGCTCGCTGACCTGAAATTTACGCGCCGCCATTGTTTCAGCGTCTTGAGGACTGACACCGATAGCCTGTGTGGTGAACCCTGCCTCAAGTATCCAGAGACGCTTTTTGACAGGCCCGCCGGATATCTCTTTAAAGTTCTGGTCCAGTTGATCGCGCTGGACTTTGCTGAGCGTCTTGTCGCCGGTGAAAAGAATCTGGGGCGACTTCGCTCCGTTGGCGTAAAAATCACGCTGCTGGTCTTCCATTGCGACCGCGACGCTTGCCGTCTTGGCGGCAAATGCTATGGGTGAAAGCCCGACCAGTCCGTTGAAGCCAAACCCTTTCAGATGAAAGATTTCGGACTGTTTGAAGTCCGCATATTCGCGGTCCCGGCGGTATCGATAGACGACTCGCTTGCCTTCCATGCGCACATCCATGTTCACAGACATAAGCGGCATCAGGCTGATCACGTCCCCGACGCTGTTCCGTTCAATGAGTGCATAGGAGTTTCCGTAGTAGCAGAGCTGCATAGTCATCGCTTCGCGGAACTCTACTGCGGTCATGTACTGGTTCGGGCTGTAACGCAAGAGACGTGCGAGAGGGTTTTCAATACCGACCTTGCTGCGATCACCATTTTTGGTTTCGAATACGTCGAGCGGCAGCCCAGCCGTTACGGTTGAAATCAGCCTTACACAGGCGAAAACCGTGGCAATTTGCAGAGCGCGTTCGTCGTTAACGACCGAATCACCCACCATTCCAGAAGCAGAAACAGGGCCGGTCTGCGATCCACTCTCAGGCGACACCAGGCGGCCCCCCACGAAGAAGCTCGCCATGCGCGCCCAGAACGGGCTACGGGTGCGCAAGTCGATGCTGTAGTCGGTATCTGCCATTACATGCTCATTGGTCTGGATAGGAAGTCATCGATATTCATGTCGTCCGGCGTCGCGCCAGATACACCAATCGCCATTAGTAGTGCTGCCATGTCATCGATCTTGTCAGCCGAACGCTTCTTGTCCGGTGCCATGTTCAGGTTGTCGTCTCGTCTGGCGATGAGGTTCGATGCGCACCAGTTCAGCAGCATGTCGCCGCCGTGGGCCAAGTTGCCCGCGATATAGGCCCGTTCCAGCATCTGCATTGCAGGGTGATAGGACTTCGGGCCTTGGATGAACTCGATCATGGGCAGTTCGGCAGCCACCAAACGGTTCACCAGATCGCTGGCGTTCCACTTGTCGTAGCCTATGGCCTGGACGTTGAACCGCTCGCATGCTGCTTTTACGTCAGCTTCAATCACCGCATAGTCGGTTACATCACCTTCCGTTTGCTTCAATAGGCCTGACTCCACCCATGAAGCATAAGGAACAGTGCCGCGCTCGGTTCTGAACGCCACGGCGCTTTCCGGGGCCCAGCGCCAGCCGTAGGTGTAGATAACGCCGTCGACGTTCCAGATGAGCCGAAACGATGTCAGGTCAGTGGTAGAAGCGAGGTCGAGTCCGCCCCAGCAGGGAAACTCCGACAGCCAGTCAAGGTCGACTTCGCCGCCACATGCCTGCCACTTGTTCAGGTCGATCCAGCCATCAGCAGTGGATGCCGGTCTGTTCAGTCGCTTGATGCGAAACTCGGCCATCTTCGACGGCATCTGCTTCGCTTCGACTGCCTCCTTGCGGATGGCTGCCATCAGATGCGGGTTTACATCCATCAACGGGTTGGCTTTGATCCAGCACGACTCGTCGAACTCTTCATCGGCTTTGATGCCGAGGCTCTTGTCCTCATCATCCACCGCGTAGAAAACCACCAGGTAGTGATCGGCGGTGTGACCGAATAACCCGGCCAACAGCTTCTTTGCGAACATCCTGATTTCAGCCCAGGGGCCGGGATTCGTGTAACCCTCGGTGGTTGTGAACAACCACAGCGGGTTACCGCGCGCACCGGCAGCGGACTGCAAGACGTTCAAAAGGTCGGCAGTCTTGTGTGCGTGGATCTCGTCTAGGCCTACGTGCGATGGGTTGAGCCCGTCCTGCGTAGATGCTTTCGCGTGAATCGGCTTAAAGCTGGCACCCGTTTCCACACGGCTGATAGATTTGGCCCATACCTCAAGGCCAAAATACTGACGAAGATCAGCGTTCTTTTCCGTCATCCGCTTGGCGGCGTTGAAGATGATTGCCGCCTGGCCGAATGTCGTCGCCGCACTTACGATCTGGGCACCCTCTTCCGGCTCGCAGCACTCGCAGTACAGAAGGATTGCCGAAGACAATGTGCTCTTTGCGTTCTTACGCGCCACCGCAAACAGTGCGGATGTGAACCGGCGCGGGTGAAACATCCCATCGTCGGACCAGCCTGCGGTATACACCGGGGCGCGCTTTCGAAACCCGAAGAGTTGCACCACAAAGAAAATGTGCGATGCGTGCATGACGATGGTCGGGGTTTCCCACTTACCTTCGACGTGATGCAGCTTTTCGATGAAGTCACAGGGATCGTTGGCGTGCCAGGGGTCAAACAGAAACGGGCAGTCCTTTTTTTTCGCTCGTTTCAGGTCATCCAAAAACCGTTGCGCGGCTTGCCGGATGAGCTTTCCATGCCTCTTCCGTTTCTTGTCAGCAACCGCAGCCCTGGCGTAGTCGGTCGCGATCTTTACAAAATCACGCATTCCTACTCCGATGACCAAGTGATGCGGTTATTTTGTCCCCTGCTTGCGGCCGTTCCCGGCGAAGGCGTTGCCCTTGTTCTCAGCAGAGCCAGCAGAAACTTTCCTTCTGCTCGCTGGCGTCATCCCGAATTCTGAGAACAAGGCTTTCAGTGCGGTGGTCTCGGCGGCCGTCGCTTCCATGTCAGCCTTCGCTTTTTTCCTGAAGCACTGCCAGGCATGGCAAAGCTGCTCAAGCGAATAGAGGTCGACCACTTGCAGTACCTTGGCGCTGACCAACTGTCGCCCCAGGTTCCGCCACATTTCAGCGCCGTCCATGTTCAGGTGTTGCGGCGGCTCGGGAAAATCCTCGATCAGGTCGAACTCTGGCGCGCCTGTTTCCTCGCGATCCGGGCGAGTAGTACCGGCCAGAACCTTGAGGTGCGGAGCCGTTGGCTTCCGTCCTCTGGTCATAAAGTCAACCTTCTATTTTCAAATCCTAATTTTGACTGCGCGATAAAACGCCTCGGGCGCGGTCTGAGAGGGGTCGCCCTCTGGACTTTTGACCCGCCCCCTCCGGCAAGCACCAAATAGGTGCAAATCCCCTCTAAACCTCTCCGAAACGATAATGAATCTCACATCCGTGAGTGAAGCAGCAAGCACCACGCCATCGATGCTGATAGGCGTTCTCATCTGCCTTGGGGCAGCCGTCGGTTGCCAAACCCGCCGTCCTCGGTCGCTGTCTTGATGGAGTGGCATGAGTGGCACAGGCCTTGCCAGTTGGTGCGCGCCCAGAACAGCGTCTGATCACCACGGTGAGGGATGATGTGGTCGAGGTCAGTAGCTACCGTCACGCGCCCTGCTCGCTCGCAGTGAACGCACAGAGGGTGCCGAGCGAAGTACCCCTTGCGTGCCTTCTGCCACCTTGAGTTGTAACCCCGTTGGCTGGCTGTACCACGCTGCGCCTCTGCGGGTAGATGTTGCGGTGTGTCAGGTGTTGCAGGCTTGTGGCGCTGCGGCTTCACAGGCATGGCGAACCATCAAGGTACGTCGGCACCGGCTTGGCTTCGCTTTGCCCTTCTGCTGCCTGCGGGTCGCTTCCCTCCAGCAGCTGGAGCATCATGCTCTGGTGTCCCACCATCTGCTCCAGCAGTGCGGTTTGCTTCACCTGCTCGGCCAGGATCTGGCTTAGCAATGAGTTGCTGTGCTCGTTCATATGCCACCTTCGTCCACTTCTTGATCCACTCGCGACGGGCGTCGCATCCACTACAGGCCATGGCTATTTGCTCTGGCTGCGCTGGATCTGCGCATCCACCTGGTCAGCGCACGTATCCAGCAGTTTGATGGCCTGGTCCTTCAGCTCCCACACATCGCCGTTCAGCCGCAGATCGGCCTCATCAGCGTTGATGCGTTCGCAAGGGATCAGCTCAGGGGGTTCGAGCCTTACTGCTGTTGTCTTTACCAGCACTGGCTGCGGGCTTCCCGCGCAGGCCGTCAGGCAAAGGCTGAGCAGCCCAATCACGAACAGGCTTGCTATCTGTCTTGAGCTTTTCAAAGTCTTTCCTCGCCTTTTTGGCTTTGTCTTCGCTGGCCTTGATCCGCTGGTTCAGGTCTTTCTGATACGCAGCGTTGCGCTGGGCCTCCGCTCGCAGTGTGGTGATGGTGGCCTGGCTCTCGTTATTGGCAGCGATGGCGTCGTTCTTGCTCTTGGTCTCCAGCTGCATGGCACCACTGAGGGCAACGACGCGGTACTGCTGGATACCAACGAGCAAGAGGGCAACAAGGCCGATAATGATTGCAGCGGCGATAGCCTTCATGTGATGTCCACCTTGCGACCAATGAACCGTGTGACCAGCTCACGAATGGCTGTTACGCCGAGAAAGCCGATGGTTCCACCGGCAGCTACTGACAGACTGGGCGGCCAGGCCATCCACTCGATCAAGCTCGACGCAACCAGGCTCAGCGCACCACAGATCAACGCTTCAAAGCAGATCCGGCGCTTGCTGGTCTCTTTCGCGTCGTAGAGGATTCGCAGTAGTGAGACGATGATGGCCATGATCGCGCCCTGCCAGAGTGGGTTAGATAGGGCCATCCAGACCTGCGCCCATAAATCGGGGTTCTTTTCGGGCATGGTGCGCGTCCGGTCTCAACCCTTTCGGGATCTATAAACGAAAAAGGCCCGCCGATATGGCGAGCCTTTGAAATGGGTAAAGCAAAAGCCCCGCTGACTGCGGGGCCTTAAGAGTCAGTTTCTACCTGCTTTTTACCACCAGCGGGATCGGACTTGAAATAACCCAGAGAGCAATCTCGTCGTCATTCAGTACAGGATGCTGCCGACTTACCACTGGCTCTTGGCCGGGAATATCGATCCTGTCAACACGCTCTACGGCGCGCCGAATGACGTCGCCGCTTTCCAAACGAATCAACATCTCTTCCGACATAAGTCCTCACTAAAGCCATAGCTGGACCGAAAATCGCTTGATCCGTTATGGGAGGTGCCGCGCTGGAACAGCTGAACACCGTGCTATGAAAACAGAGCTATTCCATATGGACAACTCTTTTTTACGCTGCCGACCGAACTCCCTCCAGATAGCAATCCACCCAGGCTGCACCAGCCTTGATCAGTTCGCGCGCCTTACCCTCGCTCATCGCGAAGTGACGACCGACGCGGATAGCTGGCCACTTGGCGCCGTAGTAGAACCAGACCATGTCGCCCATCTGCTGATGACGAGCGCACAGACCAGCAACGGCGGCGTCCACAAGGCCGGCCAGCTCGTCGGTGATCACATACGACTTACCGGGCAGCGGCATGGCATCCCGCATCAGGGCGAGCGTGGGCGACGCGTAGCTGGGCACGCCCATACCATCCATCCGCCAGTACCCCCACTGCTCGAGCATATTTTCAGTTTCACCCAGCGGGCGGTGCAGCGTGTTGCGAGTCATCATGGTTAATCCCCCGATTCAGTATTTATTGCTCTGCGACCTGCCCGAGCAAGCACAATGTTTTGGCATGCGTGAATAGCCCTGCAAAACTCATCACGCTCCATTGGATGCTCGGCAGTCAGCTTCAAGTATTCGTTCCACACGCCGCCGAGAAGGCCTGCAATGAATGCTTCTCGGTCAGTCAGTACGATCGGCATGGTCAATCCCCTGTGTAATTCGATCCACCGGCACCGCGGCGGTTGTTCTGTTGGTAGATAGCCGCAGGCCCGGAAAGGACTTCTATGCGGCGAGAAAGCTCCAGGTTCCGCATTGCCTGATGAAGCATCGAGCCCAATGCAGTGACCAGCAATTCAAGCGGAAGAGCATCACCGGTCTGAGCGTCTACCCAACCGGACGCGTTGCACTGGACGCAGGCCAATTCATGGAAAACGCCTTTCACCACGGTTCTGCCCTTACAGGTCGGGCACTGCGCAACCTCGATCTGCTGAGCCTTGAAGGCGGGGCCATGTTGCTTGCTCATCGTTTTTAAACCTCGCCTTTTATGGATTCGTGATCGCGCTGGAAGCCTCGCCAGCATTGGCCTCGACGGCATTCTGCGAATTTTCGTTTCTAGTCAGGGTCGAGCGGTGAATGCGGCTAAAGCCTTTCCCGTCTAACCATTCGTGCCACTTGTTCAGCGCGTCACGCTTGAGCAGTTCAGCCGAGGTGTGGATATAGGTCTGCACGTTGCGGGTCAGCGTGTGGTTCACCAGCATCTCGCCGATCAGGAAGTCGACGCCCAGATCAGTCCAGCCGGTCCGAGCCACTTTGCGCAGGTCGTGGCTCGTCCACTCACCCTTGCCCAGGCGAGCGAATACGGCACATGCCTGGCTGTCGCTGATCGGCCCACGGTTGCGAGCCGGGAACATATAGGCACCCTTGTAGCCCTTCGACGACTGCCAGTCCCGATACCGCTCCAGCAGCGCGCAGGCTTGATGGGTCAGCGGTAGCCGGTGCTCACAGCGGGTCTTGGTGTTCTCGGCAGGAATGAACCATTCGCCCTGCTCACCCAGCGTCAGGTGCGACCATCGGGCCTGCCTTGTCTCGCCAGCACGCGTGCCGTGACACAGCATCATCAAGGCCAGCATGCAGTCCTGCGGGTGTTGGTCGAACCCTACAGCAAGCTCACCAAGCACCTCTTCCAGCTGAACGGCCCGCAGGCGCGATGGTTTCGGCAGGATGCGGGCCTTGGTGAAGTCGGTGAACTTGAAACCGGCGACTGGATTCTGGGCGATCAGGCGCAGCTTTTCGGCCTGTCGGAACGCAACCACCAGCACGCCCCACATCAGCCGGACGTAGGAGAGCGACATTTCGGCCTGCATGGGCCACATGACCAGCTTGTCCAACGTGGACCGGTCCACATCGGCAATGAGCAGTTCGGACAGGCGCGGCTTGAGGTGGCAGGTGATGATCGATGTGTTGGTGGCGCGGCGCTTTGCAGACAGACTGCGCTCGGTGGACTGGCGGACCATGAACCACTCCAGCAACTGGCCAACGGTCTGCAGTGTGCCGGCGGCGGCAGAAGCCTTCGGGTCAGTCGCAAGCCGCTCCCGGATCTTCGGCAGAGCGTTGATCAGCCCTTTCACCGGCAGCTCTGGGAAACCGGCAATCTTCTCCCACTTCTTGCCCACCACCAGGTGCCAGGTGCCGCGCTCGCGATTCTGGTGAAAGCGAAAATACACGCCCGGGTAACGAGCATCGCGCAGGTCCCGCACGTCCGAGTTAACGGCCTGTCGCCTGATTTCAGCGTCCGAGAACGAGGTAAGCAGGGTCTGGCTCATGCGGCCACCGTGGTCTGAGGAAGTCGTAGGTACGCGCGGATCTGCTCCATCGCGTCGAAGTGACCACGGCAGATGATCGCCAGATAGCCTTGCTCGCCGAGTTGGCGTATCCACTCGTACTGGCTGCCCGATACAGCGGCGTCGTGCGGTGGCGTGGCCTTGAACTCGATGTAAAGGCCGAAGTAACCACCACGGGCCATCGGCAGCACCAGATCGGGCACACCGGCGCGCACGCCCTGCTCTTTCAGCTTGATCGCAACCAGCTTGTGCCGGTGGCCACCGTTGGGAACGTGATAGATCAGCGCCGCCACCAGAGGCATACGCAGCTTGAGCTCGCGCAGCAACGCGGCCTGCTCCAAGCCTTCACGGTCGACGGACTTGGCGCGGGTGCGCTTCGGTTTGAACAATGTCATTTCGGCGGGCTTCATGGCTTCACCATCCCTTCACGAATCAGCGCGTCCTGGGTGCGCATGACTCCCTCGGCGTGGAACAGACGGACTTCGTCACGGCTCAGCACCGCTGGTGCGCGCAAGCGGCCATCGGCTATGTCGTGGCAGTAAGCACACGCCCAAGCGGCCTGCAGATCGTTTGGCTTGAAGCCCATGCCGCAAGTCCCGGCGAGCCGGTAATGGGCCAGCACCGTGGTCGAGGATTCGCTCGAGCAGCCTGGGTAACGGATCTGGCACTCGCGGTCCCGCGCTGCCTTGGTGAGTTTGCTCATTGCGTGTCTCCGCTGCGCTTGGCGCGAAGTTCGGCCAGTGCTTGGTTTCCCACCTCGGGGGTGATGGATTTTCCCGGTGCAGCGAGCTGCGCTACTGGCACTGGTGGCAACTCTTCACCCCGCCAGATCTTGCGGCACTGCTCCAGATACTTCTGTTCAAATCTGGCGATGCCCAATTCACGAGGAAGGGTTTGCAGGCTCAGGAATCCAGCTGCTGCGGTGGCGTGGTAGATCGCCGGATGGAACCACTTGCCACGCCCTTCCATGCCTGGATGCGAGTTGCGCAAAGCCTGGGAATAAGCGACCTCAACGCTGGGCAGGCCCAGTCCTTCCGGAGCAAAACACCAGCTGACGAACACACCGGGAGCGGGCACGAATGCCGACTTGCTCGCGCTGACCATGCGCATACCGTGGCGCAACTGATCCATCGACGTGATCCCGGAGCGCATGAATTCGGCTAACCACTCGAGCTTCGAGGCATCCATGATTTTCTGGTTGGGCCATGACTGCCTCCAAGCGCCGCAAGCACCTTGAAGTCGGAGAAACAGTTCGTCGATGACCTGCTCGGTGGCCGGATCAATCTCAACCGGGACGGCTGGCGCTGGGCAGTAGGCTGGATCTGTTGTCCGGTTCTGGACCAGATAACCAGCTCGAATAGGGCCGCTCACAGGATCACCCCCTTGGACGCCCAGCCGCCGGCTGCTGTTGGCTCCTCATCCGCTGCGGGCAAAGTGCCGCTGGCCCGTTCCTTCACAAACCAGACCACAAGGCGGTGGCACCAACCAGCCGCAGTGTCCACCGTGGTGGGCTTGGCAACGAACCACCCCATGAAACCCTTGATCACCGCATCAGGGATATCGGTCGGCTTCACGCCAGCGATCTGGGCTTGGGCGATCAGATAGCGACTGTCCGGTGCCCAGTCGGCGAACATTGCGAAGCGCTGGCGATCATCGGTCGATTCCAGGGCCTGCTTGTCCTGCTCATCGATCACGGCCGAAATCTCGCGCTGCTGCTGCTGTTCGGTTAATTGATGGTTCAGTAACGTATCGGGTGCAGCTGCTGCACCCCGTTCTGTTCCAGGCTGCACCCCGTTCTGTTCTGAGTTGCACCCCGTTGCGCCATCTGCACCCCGCTCAGTACGGGGTGCAATATCTGCACCCCGTAATAGTTGAAGGTCGTACACCACTGGGCGGCGGTCGTGTCGGGTGATGTGTACTGCGGCGATTGCCTGATTGCCTCGCTTGATCCACCCCTGGGACTCCAGGTCGTCGAGTTTGTAACGAACAGTCCGCTCGGAAAGACCAGTCTCTCTTGCCAGGGTGGAGGCAGCAGGGAACGCACCAGTGCCGCTTGTTCCCGCATAGTTGGCGAGGCAAAGCAACACGTGGCGGGCGCTTGAGTCCTTGAGGGATAGAATGGGCAGCGACATCGCCCAAGTCATTGCTTGAACGCTCACAGTCCTACTCCAATTTTGCTTTTGTTGCCTTGCTCAGGTCTGATGTGCATAATCTGTCTCGCAATGTTGTGAAGAAGCCGGTCTAGCCACCGGCTTTTTTTTGCCTGAAATTCGGTACTGGATGTATTAACAGCCCATCCGCTGTACTACCTGCCCTTCCCGCCTGAGCGGATAATTCGTATCAAGCAGCAGAATCTTTAGCGATCTGCTCCGGGGGAAACACGTCATCCAAGCTGCAATTGGCATCCAATTCGTTAAGGGCCTGCACAATCTGTCGAGCCTCGGTCAGTCCCGGGCATCTAATCCCAGATTCGTAGTTCGCGAGCCGCGACTGATTCCAACCAAGCAGACGGCGCAGCTCAGCCTGTGTAATTCCTGCCTTCTCACGGATCGTGCGAACGTGGTTCATCAAAAAATTCCTCTGTTCATGCAGGCAGGATAAACACGTATCGTGTTAATGGCAAACACAATAAGTGAGAGAAGGTATTTCGTATCGTGATTACCATCCGGGCTATGAATGAATCTCTCGGCCAGCGCATCAAGCGCTATAGAAAAGAAGCCAGGCTTTCCCAGGCCTCGCTCGCGAAGGCTTGCGGCTGGGATTCCCAGTCGCGTGTCGGAAATTATGAGAAAGACACGCGCGAGCCTAGCCTCGGTGATATCCAGAAAATTGCTAAGGCTCTAGGCATCAACGAAGCCGAGCTTCTGCTGAATGCTAAGTCAAAGCTTTTGACGGCTCCTGTGAGCACCATAGGCGGAGGCTCCAACGTAGAACAAGGTCCCCCCATAACCTCAGCTACGCGAAGGATTGATATTGTGGGCACAGCGCAGCTTGGTCAGAACGGATACTGGGTTGGACTTGAGGTCTCAGACGGATTTGTTGAAACGTATTCGCGAGATGAGGACGCATATGCGCTTCGACTTAAAGGCGACTCGATGTCACCTGCTATTCGAAATGGCTGGGTAGCGGTATGTGAGCCTAACCACCGTTTGGTATCCGGTGAGTATGTAATGGTCACGACCACTGACGGACAGAGCATGGTTAAGGAGCTTTTATTTGAGAACGAAGAAGAAGTAAGCCTTATGTCAGTAAACTCCGCATATGGCGAGCGCAGAAATATACCGCGATCAGAAATAGATAGAATTCATTATGTAGGAAATATTTTGGCACCCAGCAAAGTACTGGGGCGCTACTGAACGCAATGGGTCAGCTGCATTTTAATTACCCACCATACTCAGAGAGTATACCCTTTAAACCATGCCGTCGGCTCAGTGAGTCCCTGCTAGCCTCTGCCTCTTTGCGTCCAGCAAAGGGGCCTGCAAATATACGTGTAACCCCTCCTGCCTGAGACGCGTATGCCTTGAAGCCTGCGGCCTCGATCCTGCGTTTTATTTCGCTGGCTTTCTCACTGTCTTCAACGGATGCGATCTGAACAGCCCACTTAGTTTCTTTATCTTTCACCTCTGAAGGTTTAACAGTCTCTAATTGCTTAGGCGTGCAACGGCCTTCCCAGTACAAAGACTCAAATAAACTTTTTCCGTCAGCGCCCACCTTTGCGTTAGAGCCTTCTTCAACTTGTAAGTCATCAATCTCTAAAGAACCGGATTTTGTATAATTAAAATCTGAGGAGAATCTTATAAAGCCTGTATAGCCGCCGTATGAATTCTTGGAATTAACAAGCCCGCAAAGCGCACCGTAATAACGGTCACCAATCGTATTTTTGTCCACCATATGTACGTTCTCGAATTTCGCGGACGCAGAATCCTTCAATGCGGACGCAACCATTTTCGCCCCCTCATCCACCGCCGATTCCCTTGATAAGTCGCATCCACTGACAACCGTTAGCGCGCCCGTCAGATAAGCCACCCTTAGCGATGCTGCTGATCTCATTTATTCGTCCCCTCTGATTAAAACTCGATTCCCAGCATCATACCAATATCAGTGCTTTCCCCGGCCGGCCGAGGCTCGGGGGAGCCGACCACGAGAAAAATAATCACATAACGTGTTGACTATAAAAACACAATGCGTGATAGTTCACCCATCGCAGCGATCAACCGCAGCGACACAAGACTGGCGAAGCCGCCAGATCGACCGCTCTTTAAAATCGCTGAAGAAAGACCCTGACGCCAGATGGCCGTTGAGTTCAGGGAACAACATGAAAGGCAGCAGGCTACCTTGACCGACATGTCGGCTCGCTGGTCTGCTAGAAGTAGCGAGAGCCTGCCCGTAACACGGGCAGGATGCTCCCCAGAACGCTCATACGAGCTTTGTGGAAAGCATTACTTTCGGCGGTTTGTACCTGGCGCGCCTCCCGGAAC